AAAAAACGGTATTGTGAGTTGCTCCATCCTGCTACTATTGAATTGTTTATGCAAAAATACAATTTTATCGTCTAAAATAAGAAAAGTCCGCTGAAATTTAGTATATCGGCGGACTTTTCTTCTCATTTACATACCTTTAGGGGACTGGGCAGTACATAAAGTCGGTTTTTAACTTCTTGAACATGGTCATTTCAATGGTGAACTTTTCAAAAACCGGGTTACGCTCTATCAATTTGTTCCGGACAAATTCAGTAGCGTCATGCTTCATTTCGGTAACTGACTTTTCGCAGTCATCAGGGAACTGGCAGACGCCTTCAAGACGCCGTTTTTTATAGCCACTTTTTTGGAGTACAAATTGTGCTTTGTAAATCATACATCCACCTCCTTACAATCTACAGAACGAGGGCTCTATTCTACGCCATACTCCGTTTTCATCGCGTTTGTGGAAGTAGTAATTTACAGCGGTTTTATATACCACATTACTTTCACGGAACAGGCCCATAATTTCAGCGTATTCAGCGTCAAAACGTGGTTCAAGCTCGTATAGTTTACTAATAGACTTGTAGTCTAAATCACCCTGCTTGTTACGCTCCAATAAGGTCATTGCCAACTGATACATGGGGTCATCAACACCCTTTTCAGTACGGGATACATAATTTTTCAGGTAGTCCACTAAACGCTCAGCGGCCAAATCGGCGCGCTCATCAAAGCTTTTCACCTTGTTGCTTTTTACCTCCAGTTTCATATCACCGTCAACAATGGTGAAACTGGACTGGTCATCTTTACGGAGTTGTCCGTAGTCTCTCATCGTGCTGCAAAAAGCGTTACTTTCACCCTCTAACCAGTCACGGAAGGCTTTGACGTCTTCAACTACCGGAAACAGCTTGTTCTTCACGTCAAGCATAAACTGTGCGCGCAAGCCTTCATAAGCGTCACGACGGCTACGCTTGTCTTCATTCTCTTCTTGCTGAAGTTGCTTCAGCAGTTCTTTTCTTTCCTCCGGGGAAAGTCCCTTTAAAACATCTAACTTATCCATATATTCAAAAATTTAATGGGTATTATTCATTGTCATAATCCTGCAAATCCGATTCGTCATCTATCAGGCTGGCCTCACTGTTTGCGTAAGCCCAGTCTGCAAGTTCACTAAAAAACTGAGCGGCTGCCGTTTTTTCCATGCTGGAAGACGCCATCGCAATTTCGCTTTTAAAATGCTGCAACATTTTTTCTTCTTTCGTATCCATAATTTAAATTAATTAGATAGGGCGTTCGGGTCTACAAAAATATAGGCCATCCCACCCGGTTGTTTAACATCTTCTTTTTGTTGTAATCCGCCTTTTCGTTCGATTGAACGGAGTTTTACGGAAAGGGCTTCCAGTTCCTCAATAGTAATCTTGGTAAAGGGCTTACCGGCGATACGCGGATGCTGACAAAAGCTATTAATCCGCGCCCAGTCGGTTGTATCTATCCCTAAACGTTGTATCAGCTTCAGGCACAAAGAGCGTTTACGCTTCATCTCGTCTTTTCTACCGGTTAGCTTTTCCATACCGATACAAGCTGCGTCATATTCTTCCGGGGTCATCTCCCGGAGACTGTCCGTTCTATTCCACGTATACTCCCGGACTATCTGCTTTTTCAGTTCCTCACGGTCACCTTCGTAGGGAAGGTGGTTAAAGGAGGCGTAAAAGCGTGCAAAATTGGTTACTTTCTGTTTCATAGCTTCACTTCTTTTACAGGTTGTTTAAGTTCCGCCAGCCTTGCCACCGGGACATCTCGGATGATAGCGGCCGCAAGTTCAAAATGGCGTGTTTCTACCACGACAAAGTCGGCCGTTTTACTGGACGGGGTGATTAGCATTTTCTGCCGTGGTTCGTAGCAAGTCCAGTTCATCAGAACAGTACTTAGGTTTTCTATCGGTAATCCGATTTGATAAAGAATCTCATTCATTGATATTATTTTTTAACGTTAATATTAATCCTATCCCTCCACACCGCTGGCAAACTTCGAAGACCGGGGAATCGTTAAAGGCGTTACTCCAAAAATCCGGAGTCAGCCCTTTACCAAGACATTCGGGACACAATCGGAGTTGATAATCAGTGGTTCTCCCACTATTCATCCTCAAGTAAATGAGTAACGGCAATAGCACTAAAAAACAACTTCATCTGAACGGCTTGGTCTTCCATATCCTCATCACGTATTATACATTCCTTGTTTTTCATTTTTTCCCAATGTTCGTCAGATAGCTTATGACCGGCCAACCGCACCATAGTTGATATGTCATCCCGGTCTAATTCTATTTTCACTGTTACTTTTTCCATCTTACTTAGATTGTTATTTGTAAAATATGTATTTTTCCTCGCAGTAAATGCAATGATGTTCTTTACAGTACTTCTCAACTGCTTTCCGCGTTTTAAAGTCCTTTACTTTTCCATTTTTCGCTGGAATATGTTGCACGTTAAAGTTCTCATCCACTTTTAGGGGAACAAACCTTGTTTGGGTGTTAAATCGTTTCATTTTTGTTTCGTTATGAGGGTGACTGTAATGGTTCTAAATCACGTTCTGGTGCCCATCCTAATGACTCTTTTCCGTCCCAAACGTTGTACAGCCATCCATCAGTGTATCCCCGTTGCGGGCTGAAAAATGAATGATGGGCATTAATTATCTCTACTTCATTGCCAACCTTGGACTTATCTGGGTGATTGGCAATCTTTACTTTCTCACCTACTTTAAATTTTGCTTCCATAATCATACTATTTAGAGGGTTTCCACTCGATAGTTATTGCAGCATCAAGTTTACCGCTTCCCTTACAGACCGGGCAATTCACTTTCACTCTTTCGCGCATTTCCTCTCCCCAAAACCAGCCGTTACCGTGGCAATAGCCGCATTTATGTCCGGGGCTTGAAAGGCTTTCTTTTTGACCACCTTCATTCAAAAACATCGGCGGCGTTACTGAAATAAACTGCTTGTTTTTACTCATACTCGTATTGTTTATAAATTATTCCACACTCTTATGGCTCCCTCTTCCCATATCGTATAGTAACTGGCGGCGTCCCCGGAAAATCTTCCTTGGCAATAGGCACGAAAACCGATAGTTCTAACTTTCACTCCGGCCATATATTTTAGGCGAACCGCGGGTTTTCCCATTGGGCGTCCCTTGTCCTCCTGTGATATGAATATGAAACTTTTTTTGGGGAACTGCTCAACTAAAGCTTTTGTACTTTCATAGTCCCAACCCGCATATTGAAAGCTGTCTACAATCACAAAAGAGGGGCTTTTCGGACGTTTTAAGCGTTCTTTCAGGTTCTCTATATTATCATCTACCACAACCCGAAAACGGCCTTGTACTTCGCCCATTTTAAACCGTTTCAGGCGTTGCTGGAAAGACAGGCCTACACCCTCCTCAAGAGACAAATAAAGAACGCTTCCGATACCACACAGCATTTTGGCAAATTGCATAACAAAGGAACTTTTTCCGCTCGCAGATGCCCCGGCAATGAACCAAGTTTCATATAAACCGGGACGTCCGAAAGCAGCTTCCCACTTTCCTTGCAGCGGAAGCTCCTTAATACGGATAGCCGCTATTTCTTTGGGGCTGTATGCTCTTTTTGCCATTGTCTAAGCGCGTTTCATCAGTTCAAAGATGGTATATACACGACGAAGACTGCCGCCACTCTTACGGACAATTTGATTTATATCCGTTCCCTCCGGAGCATTCACCTTGGCAACGACACGGGCCTGTTCTTTCAGAAACTGTTCACGTTCCTTGCCATCGTCCGGAGTAACCTTGCTATATTTGTCACCGTAACGGCTCAGCATCTCAGTATAGCCTACCTTTTTGCACTCAATCGAACGGTTGATTTTTTCCTTCAAACCGTCAGCTCCCATCATATACCAAGCGCAGCAGTGCTCCGTGGCGTTCCAAAGGGCCTTTAGCTCCAAAAAGGCTTCGTATTGAAGATCACCCGCTTCGTCCAAAATAATAAGCGGCGTATCAATGGAGCGCAGATAATATACAAGGTCATCGTAAACATCAACATAGCGACCGTTACTATTGACACCGTACTCCTTGGCAATCTTACGAATAAGTCGTTGTTTTGACTTTACTTGAGCACAGTCTATATAGACAGTGTTACGGTGTCCCTTCACATAGTAAAGTGCGGTGAAAGTTTTCCCGATATTGGGGAGGTCGCATAAAATACCGCTCAACCCTCCCTGCTGGCAAAATTCCAACTGTGCAGTTATGTACTCAAAAGTAGCGGTACGGGCAACCTTCCATTCCATTTCGCCACGGAGGCTCACACCCAGTTTACGGGCGATAGTAATCCAGTTCGCTTCACTCAGGACCTTATCCACCTGCCCGTTCTTGATGGCGCTGTAACCGGAAGTAGTGAGGCCCAATGAAGCGGCGTGCTTGGCGTCGCTCGGATAGTTCGCACGCTGAGACGAAATGGCCTCCAATATTCTTTTTTTATTCTCTGCTGTAATCATATTCAAGTCTTGTTTTAATATCGTTATAGTACTGTTTACATAAAGTCCTCTAATGCTTTACGGGTATAGTCTTCGGGCGGTACATAGTTTTCTTCCTGTTCCATTTCCATAGAAGGTAATTCCACGGTCTCTACGGCCTTTAATCGTTCGGGTTGGGGCTTTGATACTCCCACGGCTGAAATTTCATTGTCACGGACGTATTTATTAAAATGGGATATCTTTTTCTGCTGCTCCACAAAAATGGCTTTATCCTCGTCCGTTTGCTCGGCGTCCGCGGTGTTGAAAGTGCCCACATTTTGAAGCTGGTCTATGAGTTGCCCGTTTTGATAGATATAAACCTCTGTAAAATTCCCGTCATCATCCGGTAGATAGTAAGCGTCTACTTTATAGTTGTTAGGGGCGAGCTTTTCCAGTACTTCCGTGCTGCTTAGCCACCAGTCCGTATAGTTCACCCGGCAATAGGAATTCCGGCGAATGGATGTTTCCACGTGTTCACCTATATAGCGTGCCATAACAGCCTTGTTTATAGGCTGGAGGGCCGGGTTCATATTTGCCTCAAGAACTTGCCAGCGGGTCATACCGGGATATTTTTTCTGATTGGGGTGCAATGAGTTGTTAAACTCCATGACGTCGTTCATATCTTCGGCAATGAGTTGTTCCCAGCTATAATACTGTTTGTCTTCATAAGTATCATTCAGTTCATCAAACACCTTTTTGCTTTCAACACGATAGTGGCGGTCTTTAGCGTAGAAACGTCCAATGCCTAAATGATTGCGGTGTTCCACTGACTTCTTTTTCGCACCGTTCATTGGTTCCGCGTACTTCTCCTGAGAGTTCTGAGGGGCACAGAACCGGACGAAGGGGAACATAACACCGGCCTTCAGGAAATTGTCTTTCCACTGGCTCATCAGGTGGTTTTCTACTTCAACCTGTGCCGGGCAGTTCCAGCCTTTCCGCTCAATAAGGCGGAACATGGAGCGGAACATATCTACTACTAAGTCTACGTTCTTGTTACGGTTATAGGCAAAGCCTACGACGGCTTGACTGGCAACGTCATAAGCGTAATAAGCCTTCGGACGTATTTTGGTGTCTTTCAATTTGCGGGGAAGGTCGCGGTCATCGAATGAAATTTTACTAAAGGAGAATTCCGGGGCGTGGCGATGTACATGCGGCATTTGTTCGTGCATAAATGTAGTCCAACTACTAAGGGCATGTTCCACAAGTACACGGTTCTTAGGTTTGTTTAAGTAGTTATTAATAGTAGCCTCACTAAGTACACGCGGCTCCCCGTCCTTTTCCGTAAAGTCATCCGGGTTAAATAGTTCACCCGTTTCCGGGTCATAAACGTCCAGTTCTCCACATACAAATGAATTGTAAAGTTCTGCAACGTTGGTATTAAAAGGCTTATTAGGCAGTACGGCGATACCAAGAATAAGCCGTTCTGTTTTATAGTCCACTTTCCGGGCCGACTGGTTACCAAACTTTCCGCTAATCAGACAAGAATAGCTATTACGCTTGTACGTAGCCACTTTCTTGCGGAAACGGAGGGTGGAAGAGGGCAACGTATGGCCGAATAAGTCGCGGTAACAGTCAACGGCCTGAGCCATTTCTTTCCAGTTATATTTTTCTCCCATCGTTTTGTGTACTGCCTTGGCATTGTTGTAGAGACGAATGCAGGCGTTCAATACGCTGGCGTTGTTGACATACTCTTTAATCTTTTCCGGCGGAAGTTCCACACCACATTTTGCCTTATCATGAAAAAAGGCCACCGCTGCTTGGTCTATTACAAAGTTATCCTTCAGCCAAGCCTTTAGGCGAACCAAAGAGGCGTCCGGATAAATTTGTTCTACCTTTGCCTTGTAAGTATCTGGTAAGCTGTCAACGGCAACCAATGCGTAACAGCCCGCCCCTTTACCGGGGCGAACTACGTCCAGCCTACCACGGGTAGCGGCCTTGTCATAACATGACTTGGTCATTATACCCTTATCCACAAGCTCCCGCGCAGATATACAAAGTGTGTTACCGTAATATTCCATATTCTCCTCCGTTACCCTTTAACTGAAAGTTTCTGAGCCATATCCTGAATGGAATAAAGCTCGCTAATAGTTACGTTATTAAACCCGTGTATGGCGGTACCCTGCCAAATAATATCCACGTGTCCCGTTTTCTTATTGCACTCCACTAAGGCACCGTTCGGGAAGTACTGACGCATATATCCGTCGGCGTCATGGATGGTTTCACATTCGGGCAGGGTATTCACTATTACACCACCGCGCTTGATGGCCAGTGAACGAATACGACGGGCCAGTTCTGTATCTTTTTGATAAGTCAAAGAGAGCCACACCATTTGCGGTGTCACGTTGAAGGCTTTAGCTAAAAAGTCCCTGTTTTCCTTTGTTACTGCAACCTGCTTTTCCATATCTCATTTATCATTTAATTATTTCGATACTGTAATCCTCAAATTCTCTTGTAAGCACAGCTTTTGCCCAAGCCATTAAGTAATCCCCCTCAGCGGCCACTACAAACTCATCAGGATTAACTATTACGGCGGCTATACCCTCCTCATTATTCAATTCCGGAATCAATCTCACCATCTTCATGGTGTCCGATTTGTCGATAAATACTTTAATTGCTTTCATAACTTTACCGCTTTTAAATTCTGTAATCTGAGCGGCTTTTTGTATATTTGGCCGCTGTTTATTTTTAAATACGGAGCAAATATAGATGATAATTATCACCCCAGCAAGAAAAATGGGGATTATTTTCAACGATATGGGAAATATTTTATCGCGGATAGAAAAATTAGCCTCTAACGAGGGAATAACTATCGGAGCCTTAGAGCGTCGTATAGGAGCTAGCAAAGGGGTGTTAAGCCGAGCAATTGCAAATAGTACGGATATCCAGTCTAAGTGGATTCAAACAATAGTTGAAAATTATCCCCATTATTCTGCGGAGTGGCTACTGGCCGGTAGGGGAGAGATGCTTCTAAAAAATAATCATGTACCTGCTGACAATCCAGTCCAGCTAAGTATAGAAGATAAACTTTTAGCTATTATACAAGAAAAAGATGCTATAATCCGTGAGCAAGCGGAAGAAATAGGCCGGATACGGGAAAGAATGTCCAACCTTGAACGAATGCTTGAAAAAAATGTGTCGGGTGCGCCGACTTCTACAATTGCAGATGCAAGTTAAGAGTATTAAGGGCCACTTTTAGAGGCTATCCTAAATGATAGGAGAGACCTACCCCGGCCCCTAAATTCCCCTTTCATGGGATGTTACCCCCTAAAATAGGGAGCACAAACAGTGTAAATAACTGATATTTAGATTATATAATAAGGTGTATTGGTACATATATATAGTTTTTTCCTACACCTATCGGCGCGTTTTTGGGTTTCTAACTTTAGAAAGTAGTATTTTCCCCCCTTTTGAAGCCTCCCTCTAAAAACCATGTTTTGTCCGTCTTAACTTTATTTTATGTCCGTCTTAAATGTCCGTCTTAATGTCCGTCTAATGGCAAAAAAGTAATTCAGGATGGGGGCTTCTCCCCCTTTTGCCCTCCCCTACCCTATCGTTCCTTTTAAGCCTATTTTATGGTTCCCAATAAGACCCATATCGGCTTATAAGTCCCGTGTATAGGGAGTTGAGCAGTACGAGCATAAAAAAAGGCTGTATGCACACTATACAGCCCTCAGATGTAAAGAGAGTAAAGCCCTCTCCCCTCCCCTATATCGATAAAAGTAAGGTGAAAGTAAAGCAAAGTAAACGCTTCGTTTTTTGTCGCCCGCGTATCCCATTACCAGTAATCACCTATGTATCAATCAGTTTACCCCATTTATCACGTACCCACTCCATATACGCTTCGTTCTATTCCCCATAAATTCCTCGCTTTCCTGAATTCCCCTCCCGTTTATTTCACTCAAAACGGACTTGCCACTAATACCGGACGCGATGGTACACTGAATCTGAAGGATGAACACTATGAAGACTTTGCCCGCTTCCTGGCAAACGTGATAAAGGGAGTTGAAAAGAAAGATGGCATCAAGTTCGATTATCTTTCTCCCTTCAATGAACCGGATGGACACTGGAACTGGATCGGTCCCAAGCAGGAAGGTACTCCGGCTACAAAGAAAGAGATAGCCCGGGCCGTACGTCTTATCAGTAAAGAGTTCGTAAAGGAAGGTATCCATACGGGAATCACCATTTGTGAAGCATCAGATTACCGCTGTATGTTCGCTACCCATATGACTGACCATGAACGCGGATATGAGATACAATCTTTCTTCTGCCCCGATAGTGTGGATACTTATCTGGGCGATACCCCGAATGTGCTCCCTCTTATTTCAGGACATAGCTACTGGACTACTACCCCGCTGAACATGTTGCGTGATTATCGCCTCCGGTTGCGGAATACGTTGGATACATACGGTGTGGACTTCTGGCAGTCCGAAACCTGCATTATGGGTAATGACGAGGAAATCGGCGGTGGACATGGATTTGACCGAACTATGAAGACCGCACTTTATGTGGCGCGTATCATTCACCACGACATTGTTTATGCAGGCGCTCGCAGCTGGCAATGGTGGCGTGCCATTGGCGGTGATTACAAAGACGGACTGATCCGTGAGTATACAGACCCCGATTTACAAGACGGCAGGGTGGAAGACTCCAAGCTGATGTGGATATTGGGGAACTACAGCCGCTTCATACGTCCGGGTGCTGTACGTATGTCTGTTGAAACTACTGATAAAGAAGGAAAAGCTATCCGGGATGGCGATACCGATCAGCAGGGATTGATGTGTTCTGCCTATCGGAATATCGACGGACAGTGGGCGATGGTCGTCATCAACTATGCCGACCGGGAACAGGAGTTCACTGTCGATGTAAACGATCCGAAGGTGAAGTCATGGCAAGGTTACCGTACGTCGGATGTAGCCGGAGAAGACCTTTTGCCTGTTGGAAAGCTGAAGAATAAAAAGGTAGCGGTGATCCCCACCCGTTCGGTGACAACATTTGTTTCCGGAAACTGATGCGTAATAAAACTTTAGTTATCAGTCCCGAAATTAGCTGAGAATTGCGATTATGAACTGAAATGTCCACCTATTTGATGTTTTTATATACCCTGTTCTTGGAGGATATAGTTTATTTTTGCATGTGGAACATTATATATCTAATACCGATAAATAAACAGGCTTATGAAAAAGATTTTTTTACCCTTCGCCGCAGTTGCCCTTTTGTTGAGTTCCTGCAAGGACGCTGCGCCGAAGGAAGAACTTGTAATCAACCTACAAGAGAAAGGTGCTGAAGTAGCACCATCCATGTATGGCATCTTCTTCGAAGAGATTAACCATGCGGGCGACGGCGGCTTGTATGCCGAACTGGTGAAGAACCGTAGTTTCGAGGAACTGGAAATGCCCGAAGGTTACTATGCCGAGGGCGATGTGCTGCATCCGAAGAAAGTGTGCAATCACATTTCGGGTGAAGTGAGAGAAGGAAGTTTTCGCTGGACTACCGAACCGGTGCCGGGCTGGACTCTGAGCACAAAGGATGCTGCGGAAATGAAACTGACCAAGGAACAACCCAAGTTCTCCACGGCTCCGAACAATCTGAAGGTAACCATTAAAAATGCTTCAACTCCTGTTCGCTTGATAAACGAAGGATACTGGGGGATGAATCTGGTGAAAGACAACTCTTATCAGTTGCGTACCATTATCCGCCCTGCTTCCGATTACAAGGGAAAAGTGACTGCCCTGTTGCTGTCCGAGCAAGGCGAAGTGCTGGCTTCCGCTCCTGTTGATATAACTGCTGCCGGACAATGGAACGACCTGAGCCTGGCAATGCAACCTACGGCAACTTCTGCCAAAGGAAAGCTTGCTTTGGAATTTGATGCTCCGGGTACAGTCTATGTAGATTATGTTTCTCTCTTCCCCGAAAAAACTTTCCACGACCGTCCGAATGGACTGCGGAAAGATGTAGCTGAAATCTTGGAGGGATTGCACCCCGCCTTTGTACGCTGGCCCGGTGGCTGTGTGGTAGAAGGTATCTCGTTGGAGAACCGTTTCGAATGGAAGAAGTCTCTGGGCGATCCTGCCGCACGGTCGGGAGAATACAGTACCTGGGGCTACCGTTGCTCGTATGGTTTCGGTTATCACGAAATGTTGCAGTTCTGCGAAGATATCGATGCAAAGGCAATGTTCGTCTGCAACGTCGGTCTGGGTTGCCAGTATCGCATGGGAGACGCTTCACCGGAGAGCAAGATAGCTTACTATCTGGACGATTGCATGGATGCCATAGAGTATGCCATCGGCGACGTGACTACCGAATGGGGTGCCAAGCGTGCCGAACAGGGCCATCCCGAACCTTTCCCGTTGCAATACGTAGAGATTGGTAATGAGAACTGGGGCGATGAGTATGACAAGCGTTTCGATATCTTCTATACAGCTATCAAAGCGAAATATCCCGAGTTGATCCTGATTTCCAATCACGGTTTGGGTGGAACGGGTAAGATTGCCAAAACGGATATGATTGACCCGCACTGGTACGTGAATCCGGAATTCTTCTTCCAGAACACGACTATCTTTGATAACCATCCGCGTGGAAAATACGATGTCTATGTAGGTGAATATGCTTGTAACGCCAATGTAGGCGGTGGAAACATGCGTGCCGCCCTCTCGGAAGCCGCCTTTATCTCCGGTATGGAGCGCAACGGCGACCTGGTGAAGATGACTTCGTATGCCCCGCTTCTGGAGAACCGGAACGACCGTTCGTGGGCTGTCAACCTCATTTGGCTGGATACGGACCAGGTACTTGGACGCAGTTCTTACTATGTACAACAGATGGCGGCTGAAAACCGTCCGACGTACAATGTGAAGAGTAATATGACTATGAGCACTCCACGGATAGCCGATTATAATGAAGGACGTTTCGGCTTCGGCTCCTGGCATACACAAGTTGAATTCAAGGATGTGAAACTGACCGGAGCAGATGGAGCGCCCATTGATCTTGATCTTAACAAGGCGGTGAAGAAAGAAGGCGAATGGAGTCTGGATAACGGTCTGTTGAAGCAAACATCTCTGAGAGAACCGGCGAAATACATTGTTGATGGCTTCAATGGCAACCAGTTTACACTGGAGTTCAAGGTTCGCAAAGAAGGCGGTAACGAAGGTTTCTTCCTCTATTTCGGCTTGTCGGAGGACAGTAACAAAGGCTTTGTATATAACGTTGCCGGATGGAACAATGGTACGACGGCTGTAGAAGGAGTTATAGGTGGACGCACTTCCGGTGTGGCAGGCGATCGGGTATCTCACAGTCTCGAAACCGATAAATGGTACGACGCGAAACTGGTGGTTACTCCTCAGAAGAGCGAACTCTTCATGGATGGCAAACTGATATTGGCCCATGCCCCGGAGACGACTCCGCTTCAGTTCTTCTCTTCCGGTTATGATGAGGCAACCGGTGAGGTGATCGTGAAAGTAGTGAACTCAGAGGCTCAGTCCTATCCGTTACGGATCAAACTGGATGGAGTGGATAGCGTGGAGAAGACCGGTAAAGTGATTTCTCTGTCCGCAGCCAGTGACATGGATGAGAACTCGTTTGAAGAACCAATGAAGATCTCTCCGAAGGAAAGCGAATACAAAGGCTTTGGAAAGAGCTTCGATTATACCTTCCCGCCATTCTCATATACTATATTGAGAGTGAAGGCGAAATGATGTCTTGATATCCTGTAAATAAACCGGAAAGAACCGCTATTTCCCGTTTACAAGAAGTCAAGAGTTTGTCGACAAGGAGTTAATTTCCTGCTGACAAACTCTTAACTTTTTGTAGGCAGGAAATTGATTTCTTGCACTGTTTTGATTCTCAGTGGTATATTGGATTTGGTTAGTGTCCTTTCTTGTGGATAAATATTACGGTTAGCTATCAGGCGTACAGCATCTATATATCCAATACGTTGCATCTATACATTCAACGCCACCTTACTGATCGATGCTGAAAGAACAGGATAGGCGAAGGTGGCTTGGTACGGAGCAAGTATGTTTTGGATATGGCTGCCCTGAATTTTGCCAATGATTTTGGTTATTCTGATTTTATTTCATTAATTTGTATTGTTATAGTGAAAAGCGTTTGAAAGCATGCTTGTAGAAACAATAGAATCAATTAGATGATGGAAAGTTATGACAGCATAACATTTGCGGCAGCATTAGCCAAATTGGGAATGTCCAAGGATGCTTCTTCAGGTTTACGCTTTGTATCCCGGAGATTTGAAGAGAATGATGTGGATATATATTGGGCACTGGAGCAAGCAAATGGATTTGGAGCGACTGCAGTTTATTTTCGTTTTTATAATGATAAACGCCCTCCTAAACCTCAAATTTATATCTATGATAATTCAGATATTACTCCTGAAAAAAATCAAGGTGCTAATATTCATCATAAACTTTGGAATGCGGGTATTGTTCCTTTTTGCTTTTTGTTTGAAGCAGATCGAATACTTGTATATAATTGTGGCAAGAAACCTCAATGGGATACAACTGGAGAAAACTTCATCACATCACCGCATGATTTAATAGAACTGTTAAATGACGTTCAGAGTAAATTGGAACTTTATAATGTTCGTCAGTTTGATTCGGGGCTATTTTGGGAATCGAGTGCAGGTCAGCATTTTAAATATGAAGAGAGTGCTTACGAACAGCTATTATCTCAGCTGAAAAATGTTAAGTCGAACATTGTTTCCCGTGTCGGTACTGAGAATGCTGCTTTGGTAAAACGAATTCTTATGATGCTTATACTTCTCAAGTATCTTGAAGAACGAAAGGATGAAGAAGGAAAAGGAGCATTGGATCCGGGTGAGTTTTATGGAGCATATAATCCTCAAAATCCAACCTTAGAGGGCGTTTTGGAGCATGTAGATCTATTTATCGCCGTTTTGAAAGAGCTTTCGAGTAAGAAGCATTTTAATGGACAAGTTTTTTATTTGAGTGAGGAAGAATTATCAACGCTTCGGGAAAGGATAGATCTCTCCTTGTTTCGATACTTTGTGGAAGGAAATGTTTCGTTCTTTTCAAAAGAAAGTCAAGGGATCGGACAAATAAGTTTTTGGAAATTATATCAATTCAGCTATCTCCCAATAGAATTGATCAGTCATATATATGAAGATTTCTTGGCGGATGAAAATGGACAAAGAAAGAAAGGTGTGGTTTATACGCCTCCTTCTCTGGTTCAGTTCCTCATTGATCAATGTATGCCCTTAAGTGTGCCAAAAGAAGATTTTAAGATTCTGGATCCAGCTTGTGGCTCAGGGATTTTCCTCGTGGGTGCATTTAAAAGAATGATTCAATGGTGGAGAATCCGAAATAACTGGGAGAAGCCTAAAAAAGAAAATATTGAAGAGCTGAAGAGATTGCTACAAAAGAATATATTCGGCTGTGATTTGGAGGATGAAGCTGTGACTTTGTCTTATTTTAGCCTTGGGCTTGCTCTGTTGGACTCTTTATCTCCGAAAGAAATTTGGCGGAATGTGCATTTCAACAATTTGATTGGAAAAAATCTTTTTCAAGGAGATTTCTTTAAGACCTTGCATGGAGAAAAACTGGATATTGATTTTGACCTTATTATCGGCAATCCTCCTTTCAATTCAGAATTTACAGAATGGGCTGATATCATAAATAAGGAAGAAAAGAAGGTTTGTCCGGAACGCCCTGATATACCTGATAATCAGATTGCGCTATTATTTCTGGAACAGTCTTTTAAACTTCTGAAAAGTGGCGGTCGCTGTTGTTTAATATTGCCGTCCGGTCCTGTCTTATATAATATTAAGACCCATGACTTCAGAAAATATCTGTTTGAACGGAATTATTTTAGGGAGATTTGTGATTTTACTCCATTGAGGGCCAAATTGTTTATTGGAAGTAGTTCTAATGCCAAACCTGCGGTTGTATCTGTTCTTGCAGAAAAAAACTTCCCGGAAAAAAGACCTTGTTACCATTATATTTTCAGGAGAACGAAAGCTTCAGGAGAGAAAATTGATTTTGAAATAGACCATTATGACATTCACAAGGTTTCCTATAAGTCAGCTATAATGAATGCAAGAGTATGGCAAGCTAATTTTATGGGTGGAGGAAGACTTTACCAATTAGTAAGTAAAATGTCAGATTGCCAGACTTTAGGAGAATATTTGGATGAGAAGGTGAAGAATTGTGGCTGGAAGATTGCTGAAGGTTGGATCGAATCGGCAGATTCAAAGGATGTCAGAAGAGTTAAACTTCTCTCCTTGAAGGAAAACAGGGATGAATATGAGGTTCAGGAATTTATAAAGTTAGAGGAAAAGTATAAGGCGGATTGGATTACTGGTTTTGAGTATGTTGAGACATCTGACTTTACAGACGAAGGCATATCGAAAGTGAGAATTTGTACTGATAAATATTTTCTTAGGCCTAGGGCGAAGAACAAAGAAATTTTTGCTCCTCCCCATCTTCTGATAAAGGAGAATGTGACAGGCAAGTCAATACCTGTAGTCTATAGTGAGAGATATCTGACCTTCAAGGATCAGATTTTTGGCGTGCATTCTCCTATGGAGCAGTGTGCCGATTTACAGGAGCTGGGTGATTATATAGGTAGTAAACATTGTGTCCCCCTCATGTGGTTGTTAAGTGGTAAAGTTTTGACATCAAGGGAAGGAGTGCCTTTGAAAGGCGATATCATGAATCTGCCATATCCGGGAATCCATTTTGATGAAATAGAAGAGATACTTCTGGATGATATAGTCAACTATTATTCAGATTTCAGAAAATCGGGTGAAAAAAGTATTGTTCTGGAATCTTTGAATGATACTGACCTGGAGATTTTCGGGAAGTATTATTGTCGTATCCTCAATTCAATATATAAGAATTTCAAACCTTTGTCTCCGATTGTAGGAAAAGAGTTTATCGCATACCCATTCATTCTGGGAGATGTTCCTCAAATCAAGATTCCTTCTTCTATTGAAGATATTGAATCTAAATTGAAGAATCTTATAGATAACAGACAAGGATATAACTTGTGGATTAAACGAATTGTAAAAGTGTACCATAAGAATGTTATCTTCCTGTACAAGCCAAATCAAAGAAGATATTGGCTACCTTCCATCGCTGTACGGGATGCGGATGAAACTTTTGTCGATTTATTTAAGCAGGGAAAATAATGGAGGAAATAATGAACAACACCTATGGTGCACTCAGTAGTGCTCCTGATAATGCCATCATTGATAATATTTACGATTACGTGACATTGATACTATCCGGTTTTAAAGGTAAGAGAAACGAAAATGAAAACACGTTGACGAATAAGCTCTGTAAGACATTGAATTCCAAAAGGCCTTCAGAATATCCTTTCTTTTTTCATCATCAGAATTTAGAAGATGATAAAGAGAATACATCGACGGATTTTGCAGCCTTAGGTACTTTTGCATTTGCGCAAGATAATGATATTGAAGATGACGATTCTCCTTCATTGATAAAGTTTGAGGCAAAAAGGTTGGATTCCAGCTTGCCAAAGCATCGGGAGAAAGAGTATGTTTGTGGTGAATATATGGATGGTAAATGCTTGAAAAATTCAGGAGGTATTGAACGATTTAAGAATGGACGTCA